CCAGCCCTTGGCCAAACAGTTCTGTGATGACCGGATAAAGCGCCATGCGAGCCTGAATGCGCTTATCCTTGCTGCCAGTGCCCAAACCAACGCGCGGGCGCACGTGCATCTTGTCCGGCCATTGCGACGGGTCAACCTGACGAGGCTGACCATCTACGCGGATCGTGAAGCCTTCCCCGCTGTCGCGCATCATGCGGTAAATCTTGACGCACAGACGCCCGAAAGCCTCTGCCATCTGCCGCGCGACCGCTTCCTCAATCTGCTGCCCAGCGGCCTGCATCATCGCAGTCCCGCTTGCCGTCTTATTGATGGCGTCCGCGTCAAGGCCTTGGTTCATGGCCGTGATGCCGGTGCGCTTTTCACCCTCGCCAGTGGCCCATTCCAGAACCGTAAGCGACTGGCCTACGTTGAAGCTGTTCTGGAGCGGCTGCACCGCGCCCGGATTCTCGACACGAATGGGCGCGCCGGGAATCGGGCTCAGGATGTCATCAAGCGTTTCATCCGCGCTGCCACGGTGGCTAACAATCAGGCGAGGCAGGTTGCTAAACGCCATGCCGTCGATCATCTGCCGCGCGATCATGGTGCGCAGATATTGGATGTCCATCACTTTGTCGGCGAGGGAATACCCAATCAGCGCGTGAGGGCGCGGGAACGGGCAGAACACCGCAAAAGGCTGGTCGTCAACGGTTTCAACCGCCAACTCGCCTTCCTCGAAAGCGGGCTCGCCCATTTCGTCAACCGCCTGCTCGCCGGTTTCTTCGTCAATGACCGGCTCGCCCTGCCAGCGCAGTATCTCCCCGCCCACGCGAAACGCCTTGACCCGCTCGGCAATCCCGTCGCCGTCAACGTCGATCCGCGCGTATTCCTCGCACAGCTCCACCAGTTCAACGGCGGGGCTGGTTTCCTCGTCATTGAAGTAGTCGAGCTGATCGCTCTCGTAATACTCCAGGTCGTTGTCGTTATAGCGCGGCAGGCTGTAAACCTGCTCACGATCAAAGCCCATTTCGACAAGCTCGCCGCGCGTCTTGGGCTCCACGTGGGCAACATAGCCCGCCGAGTCTTCATGCTTGGCGCGCGGGCTGAACCGGAAATAGCGCAGCGGCAATGCCTGTCCGGTGTAGCACGTCTCGATATAGGTGCGCTTGATCTTGACCGTGAACGTGCCGTCTTCGTTCGGCGTCACGTCCTCGATCTCGGCGTCTTCCTCAAGAAGCCCGATTTCCTCCATCGGCCCCGTGCGCGTCTCACGGGTGATCCGTTCCCGCTGCTCGGCAACCGCCTTCATTACACCCAGCTTGCGAAGGCACCCGTCGTTCAGAACGTCATACAGGACGCGGTAACCATCCTGCTTGCGCATGAAGTAGTAATCAACCGCCGCAGTCGCATCTTGGGCAGACTGATCGTCGCCGTCGTCTTCCGCCTCAAATTCAACCACGCGGTCGCCGCTGGCAAAGGTGCGCAGAACCGACTGCACCATGTAGTCAATCGCGGTCTGAACGTCAGGAAGGACGATCTGCGAGCGGCCCTCGACTTCCGTCCCAAGGGGCTTGCCCTCGTAATAGTCAAACGCCTGCTTTTGCAGTTCCTCGATCTGCTCGTAATAGCTGTCCGCTGCGTCGTATTCGCGTTGCAGGATTGCTGCGATCTGCTCGGGCGTGTCAATCATGCAATCGCCCTCTTGAGGTTGGACAGGTCAAGCTTCTTGGCGGCACGCGGCTCTTCGTAATCAATCGCCGCCAGCCCGAACGCATCAGCGCTATGGCTTGCCCAGTCATGGTTAGGCCCAACGCCGTAACCGCCTTCGTTCTTCTTCTCGTGATACCAACCGAGAGCCTTCAGGCCCTTGGCGCACCGCACTTCGTCAAACCACATCCGGTTGAACCGTGACCTTGCAGCCTCAATGCGCTTCATTGCCGCGCCCTTGCCCTGATTAGGCACCGTGCGAACCGCGAAGCCAGCGTTGCGAATGTGATCCTCGAAACGAACCGCCGTCAGCGCGTCCATCTTGGCACCGTCATGCGGCAAGACTTGCTCAGCGCCGCCGTGGCCGTTTTCGCGCAGCCATTGCAGGTGCGCACCCAAGTCCTGTCCGGTCGCCTCATAGTGGTCGATAAACCGCAGCGTGTCGCCTTTCTGCTGGCACACCCAGATGCTCGTGGCGTCCCTTACGCCAATGTCCCAATAGCAGCGCTTGGATAGCAGGCTGTCTTCGCTAACCGTGCCGATCCGGCCTTGCTCGCGGGCCTCAGCCAATGCGCGGGCGAAATAGGCGCTTTCGACTGCGGTGACGTAGCCGCCTTCCCAGATATGATCGTATTGCTCAGGCTGCATCCGTATGCAGTCCAAGCGCTCTTGCTCCAGCTCGGCAGGAAACCACGGATTGTCGCACCAGTTGGCGCGCACCACGATTGCGCTGTTTGGGATCTCTTCGCCCCGCAGCATCATGTCCACCGCGTCAGTGTCAAAGCGCGGGTTCCACGAGAACCACAGTTCGCTTCCCGGCTTGCGGATCGTCGGGCGCAACAAGTTCAAGCTGCGCTGCGATACCGTCTGCGCTTCCTCCACCCAGGCAACGTCGAAGCCCTCATAAGACTTGATGCTCTCGCTTGTGTGATCCTGCAAACCAGCAAAGGCGATAAGCCCGCCGCCGGGGGTTTTGATCTCAGCCGCTTGAACCTCGAACATTGTGCCGAGGCCATAGTCCTCGATCTTGCTTTCGATCAGCCGCTTTGCCGACTCTTTCAGGCTCTTCTGAATTTCACGGCACGCCAGCACGCGAAGGCCGGGGCGCTTCAGGCTTTCGATAATCAGCGCGTCTGCGAAAAACTGCGACTTGCCCGAACCGCGCCCGCCCCATGCGCCCTTGTAGCGGGAAGGCTCTAGGAGGGCTTCGAATACGGGGGCGACTTCAACCGCCAGCCTAGCGCCGGACAATGACTTCCAACCCCCTAAACGTCATGTCGCCTTGGATGTCCACAGACTGCCCCGGCTTGCCATGTGCGCGGTCAAGCAGCTCTTTCGCTGCCGCAACCTGCGCAGCGGCGGGAACGCCCTCACCGCCCGCTAGGATGCTTACCAGCGTCGCCACGGCCTGCTCGGTGTATTGCCCCGCGATTTCCTTGATTGCAGCCGTAGCCTTGTTTGGGACGCCAGCAACGCGCCCTCCGCGACGCTCGCCGGGCTTCGATCCGCGATTGCTAGATTTTGCTACTTTAGCCGTCATGGCTACAGGCCTTTCTAGAGCGCACCGCCGTGGTTTTCATGGAAACCCAGTTCGCGCTCCGCAGATTTGCGGGCGGCCAATGCCTCCTCAAATGTAGCAAAAAGGCCGAGATACTTGTTTCTGGAGCCGATCTTTACAAGTGCCTGCCACTTGCCGCTTTGCGCGACAAAGCTAACCCCCACAGCCCCGGAAGTGTTGTTAGACTGGCGCGGCTTGTTCTTGGCGTTTTCCTGCCTGCTCACCACCCGAAGGTTGGCGATGCGGTTGTCAGTTTTGTCGTGGTTAATGTGGTCGATCTCGCCGTCCGGCCATTCGCCGTAGTGCATGGCCCACGCCACCCGGTGCGCCTTATGGTTGCGGCCCGCCAGCTTCCCGCGAAGATAACCACGACCATCATGCGCAGTCATCGCAGGCCTTCCGGCAAATGCCGCATTCCAAATCCGAGCCGTATGCTCAACGCCCCGCGCCCCCGCGCTGAATGTATCGGCGCCCCGCGTTCTCCACACAAACAACCCGCTGTCTGGGTCATAATCCAGCATCTTGCGCAAGTCGCTGGGCGGGGGTAATCCGACATCAGCCATAAGTGATCCTTCCACGATCATTTTGGTCAGGGCCGAGGCGCTGCGCTAACAGCGTTCTCGGCCTGTTTTATATAGCAAATCCGAACAATCTCCGCAAGCGGTGGGCCGTGCTGTGGTTACTGTCCTCGGACAAACCTGATCGAAGACCCAGCGCAATGGAACTCGTTCGCCTGTCCGTTGCTCAGGTAGTGCGTGAACACCTCGGCGAGGTTGACCACTTCGCCCACGTTGTCAGGCGCGCTCTCGGTTACGCTGTAGAACCACATCGCAGCTTCCAGTGCAAAGCAACGCGCCTCG